TGTGGCTGCATCTAATGATGCAGATGAAGTAAACAGGGCAAGCTTAAATGTGCTGCCCCCTGAGTTTTTAAAGTTATGCACCCCTTCAAGAAGTTCTTTCTTGAAAGAAGTACACATTGCTTGAGTGATCGCCATGTTATAATCTCCTTATTGCGTCAGCCAGTTCTGGATGCCCTGCATCTATAAGGGCATTATACACGGTTGTGCGGTCACTGCGAATAGCTTCTCGCATATAAAATGCAACCACCTTTTCCATGTGCTTTTGAAACGCTTTTGCTTGATCCCGTATAGCAGGATGTGCTGTATCAGACACACTAATCAGCTTTTCCACACAGCGTTCTGCAACCTCATCGGGGGTAAACCCTCGATTCTGTGTTGTTTGTACTTTGACGATAGGATCGTCTGGAACTTCAAAATTTAATTTAAACATTATTGTTTCGGCCTCACTACTCTACCAACGCGATAATCTTGCGTAGTTTCTTTTGCTTCCCCTAGCATTTTCAACCCAATTATCGCTTCATTAAACCTCTGGTTATACAGTGCCATTATATCTGGCTCACCCTTCATAAAGATATACGCCTCAACAAGTGAACCGTATAATAACGCTAACTCTGCATTCTCACTTAGCCAAGACGTAGCCGTCCCTGCACCTGAAGTTAGACTAGCAGGTCTATACATATACTGAACCTCGACATCATAGGCAACGTCAGGTGTTGGAGCTAAAATAAAGTTACCCACATCAAACTGAGCATAGTATCTTGGTTTACCTCGAACAGTATAATCAGGATGAAATGTTTCAATAAAAGATAAATTTTTAAACTCTAGATATTCTTTTGCGTCACTTCCTGCGGCACTATTATAAATACTTACGGAAAAAGGAGCTAAAAAATCACTGGGCGCACCAAGATACTGATTGCCAACAGCCATAGAGCCAACCTGATTCCGCATAAATAAATTTAACTGCACATTTTTTAGTATGCGTTCTTCAGAAGTCCTGATAAAAATAGGAAGATTGTTTACGAAAGTCGTCTCCGAGTTTTCCGTATAATCTTGAATTGCTTGTTTTAAACCGTCGTATGTAAAACTCATGGTGTGTTCGCTTGGCCTCCCATACCTGAATGGTTGGTGCAATAATAATACAATGTTGGGGCACCTGATGCCACCGTTATTTCTGTGTACGATCCTAAACTACCCGGAGTTCCGCTTGTAACAACTCCCGTGGTATAAGCCACACCTGAATTATGTGTCCCGTCCGAAGTCGTTGAAAACTGTAAAGGATGCCCACTATTACTAGAATCGCTCTGATCAAAACGGTATATATTACCCTCTAACAAGTTTAGAGTCTGTTGCGCCGTGCCTCCAATGTAATAGACATTACCACTGCCTGGGTTAGCTACGCTAATGTAAAACGTTGTAACGTTCGTAGAAAGAGAAACAGACGCTACTCCACCCGTAGCAACCGAGCCTGTAAGAGCTTGATTTACCGTAGCGGGAAGCTGAACAGTAACGCTACCAACTGACCCAAGTGCTTGTGCACCTAGCGTTTTAGGTAAAAACACCGTTACAGTTCCAACTGACCCCGTCGCAACAAGATCATTTTCTTCAATTATTCCTGGTATTGTTTTGAAGCCTACAGGATTAAAGCCATATTGTAGTGCTCTTTGCTCTGACAAACCTGTCTCTGGACGTGGATCTCTCAACGCCTGTGGATCTGTGCCTACACGAGGGGGTCTAAGCTGCGGATGTTTTGGTTCAAACTCATCCTTACCTACAAGTAGTCCGTTCCACTCCTTACGCATATCTCTGAGTCGATACCGAAAACCAGATCGATCTGATATACCAAAAGCTTTTTTACCGGACGCAAACGCCATTATACCCTCAAATATTGTATACTAGGTTGTAGTTTCAGAGGTGTTCTATCCTCATCCTCATCAGAAGCACGTTGGAACTCCTCCTCATAAACGGACTTTAATAACTGAATCCGCTCTGGAGCACGTTTCATCGCCAAGTAGTATGCTAGTCCAGCCACCATGCAAGGATAGAAACGAAAAGGCATATCAGTAGTATTAGTAAGAGTATCAGCATCTTCGATTCGTCGCACATAATAATAAACTATCTGATCTGTTGAGTTTTCTGGGGTAGCCCAGAGATTAATAACGGGGTCAATCTTTCTGTCAAAGTAATACTGACTTGGACGAGCTTCCGTAGTTTTATTAGGAACCGTTAGATATTCACCCCTACTAATTCTGCTCAGTTCAAAGTCCGTACCATCACGTCGTAACACCACTTCAAGAAGATCTATTACATCAGAGGTCAACGTCTCTTGGGCCTGGCCCTTAGTAAGCGTAAGCGTTGCTTGCTGTATAGTCCAGAGATTCAAACCTCTGTTCGCCCACTCTGCAAACATCAGGTTAAGAGACCGACGAGCAGTCTTTGCATCGTAGCCTGTACGAACCTCTATTCCGCACCTTTCATACGCTTCTTCGATGATGTCAGCTACATCTAGTTCGAAGTCTCTTGATCCTGAAGTTGCCATAGCTTAACTCATATGTGGTTTCTGATTGGTCTTGATAACTGCAACACCGCCATTTTGAAACGCTGTTACTTTTCCGCCTTTGGACATAGCATCAGGTTTTTTTAAAAGCTGAAAGTCTTCTTTATCTATCCGGTTATTGTTGTTACGATCTAACTTCTTTTGATTTCCAACAAGTCCTTTAGCCATCTTTCTCTTCCTCATTGTATAAATTATCGAATACCCGATTTACATCTAGTGTATAGTCTAAATCACTTTTTGAATAGTGTATATGTTGAGACGGTTTAAAATCAGGTGCACCTTCTCCCACAGCAAACCAAGCTGGATGCGTTACACGCACCCGATTGTTTGGTAACGCAACAATATTACCTGTCCACTCTCCTGCATCTAAAAGCTGTAAAACATGGCTCTGTTTGTGTTGTGCAGGGTCATCACCAATCTCGCTGTCAGTGTAGTCTACAGTAAACAAATACTTAGCAGGAAACATCTGACCATCAATCTTAGCTAACCAGGGACACGGTGTAGCCCTGTCCAAAACATAAACAGAATGATTATGTGAGGAACAATCCCAAGGCTGTGCGTCATGTGTCGCCATAGGTTCAGGCCATTCTTCTAAAGGTATATCTGCAACTAAGGCAGTTATAGGCATCCTGGCCCACATTGCACCGCCGTGAACTGTGTCTTCCGCCTCGTCTTCAGCTTCACATCCTGTGAAGATTACTTGAAAACTTAGAGATCTATTCGGTATGGTTGTAACTGCAACTACCATAGCATGGAGAAACTCGCCGTGATATTTCTCATGATTATGGGTGTACTCACGACGAACCCAAGCCTTAAAATAAGGTATATTGCTTTGTAGGTAGGGCATCAGACTCTAGAATATTCTTACTTTCCCGCCGCCACGATAACCTTTAGTCATCTTGCCACCCATACGATAGCCTTTAGTCTTCATCTTACCACCAGCCTTATAACCTTTAGTCTTCATCTTACCACCAGCGGAGTAACCTTTAGTCTTCATCTTACCGCCGCCACGGTATCCTTTCTTTTTCATCATGATACTTCTCCTTTAGAAAACTCTAACACCTCTAGTGGCTACTAAGCCACCACCACTAGCCTTCCAACTTATACGTCTAGAAGACTTCTTCTTTTTTGCAGCGGAAGTACACTGCGCCATCGTAGGTCTACAAGCAGGATAGCCTCTGCGTTTCTCACCCTTTTGACGACCACAGGGTTTCCCTGTCTTACAGTCCACCCAGCCTTTACCGTCGTTTTGTCCAAACCATTCACGAAGGGAGTTCTTTGCCATCAGTAAACCTTTGTAACTTGTCGTCTGTTTTCCAACATGGCAGATCCACAACCAGCAGCAGTAAACCCACCGCCATCTCGAAACTTTTTCTTTGGAGGTCGTTTAGGGTTATCAATTGCAGAAATCACACCACCTTCAGCAGCTTTTTTAGTAGAGTTTCCCCAGTTGGCGGCTCCTACCTTGCGACACTTTGATAGTGCCCCCGAAGCGTACGCGCTGGGCCACACCTTGTACCGAGCTTTTACCTTGTGATAACAAGCGTCTTTTTTTGATTTCTTCTTTGCCATTAGTTCGTCTCCGAGGTGACTTGGATACTTGGAATGATGTTTGTCCACGACTTATCAAAACTAAACTTCCTTTCCGATAATGCTTCGACCGACT